CGGCACGATCCACACCACACGATCTGCTTTGACCTTCGTGCGGATGTAGCGCATGTCCACATACAGATTCGGATCGGTCGGCATGTTGCTGCCGAGCGAGATGATAGCAAGGCCTGTCTTGGTGTCTTTGATGATGGCCGCTTGCTGGAATGCGGTGCGCCCAACAGCCGCGAGATCACGGCACTTGGCCGCTTGCGCGAGACCAACAGCGATGCTGTCGCCAATGCTTACGCAGTCCATCTTGCTTTCTCCTTCGCCTGCCGAACTTGGCCCATGATCCACTTTGCGTTGTTCTTCATCGAGCGGTGATCGGATGCAGAAACGGGGACCGTGAACCAGATTGTTTGTCCTTCGAACTCTGCGGTGACCACCCAGTGGTGGTTCCTCCGCACCGTTAAGACTGCGCCACCCAATGAGGCGACGTATTCTCTCACTTCCTTCTCGTTTCGCATGGCGTTAGTCCCACTCTTGCTCGGTTGGCGGTTGCGGGTTGATGTGTTCGACAGGCACCTCGGTCCACTGACCATGGCGCTTGATCAAGATGCGATAGCTGATCATCCCCCATGCTTTTTCAGCACTGCCGTCGGGGTTGAACGTCGTTACCCATCCGTATTTCTGTTCGACTTTTATGTCTTCAATCATCTTTCTTCTCCCCTAGTGCAGCATCAATCACAGCATCAATCTTCAGGATGCGGCGGTCTTGGTTGTTGTTCCAGTCTCTAATCTCCCGCAGCGCCGTTTCCAGCGTCTCAATGCGGGTTTCAGCCTTCTCAGCGCGGAGCCGTTCTTCTTTGCAGCCCGCCTTCAATGCCGCCAAACCTGAGTTGTAGGCCGCGACAACATCCACGCCCAAGCCAGCCAAGGCATGTGCCGCTTGAGATTGTTCCAAGAGCCTGTTCTTAGCTTCCAGCGCCTCAATGCGGTCGGCGGCTTCTTCAAGCATTGAACTAATATATGCACTGTCAGCTTGAACGCGCAGCCGCTTCACAAGATCATCCATCTTTCTTCTCCTTCGGAGCATACGGACGCATGACCGGGATCTTTGGGTCGTAGTCCTTGCCTTCAGGGCCACACCACGCATCAGATGCGCGCATGTCGCGACAGAGGGGGAAGGTCCGTTCTCCAGTGACCAAGTCCCAACCAGTCAGCTCTGAGTGTGTGCAGCGATGGCCCGCAGGGATCGAGGGCGACGCTCCAGAGTTGTGATAGTGGTGACGACAGTTCACACAGAACTTTCGCTCCTCAATCTTTCCACCTTCAGTCATGACTATCCCTCCTTGCTCTGAGCATGGCATCGGCGGCGTAATACGCAGCGTCAGCCGCTTCTGATACAGTTTGAATGGCGTCCAATTTCATGAACACGGGAAATGCTGCTATCGCGAACTGGTCGCGCAACGTCACTGCCTCACAGAGGACCGCGGGCAGTTCTTCGCCCGTGTCAACGTAGAGAATGTTTTTGCGCTCGTAGAGCTTCCTCTCTTTGCTCATGGTTCCATCTCCAATACCTGCTTGATCATCATGGACATCTGCATGTGGAAGTCTGGCTCGTTGCCGTCTGGCCCATCGACGATGTCTGCGTTGTCCTCAAAGTATTCGAGCACTTCGAGCAGCGCCCATTCCATCTCCCGAAGGTGGCGGACCAGACGCTCGTCTGCCGGGCCGAACATGACGCTCGTTCCATCGACCTTGGACAGTCGCAATTCGCCACGCGCGAGCTTGCGCAGGGCTGTCTCAGCGACCTTGACGCGGCGCTCCAAAGCTTCGATGTAGTCGGCGGCTTCATCGACGATAGGGTCGTCGCCACAGGCCACCCCTTCGCGCAGGCGCTTCACGATGTTGGTCATCGAATGCTCTCCACGATGGCCATGTACACGGCGTCTTCAGGGATCTTCCGGGCGAGCTGTTTCAAAAGCTCATGGAGTTCGGCGTCGTCGCCGACATACAGCTCCTCGCCCTCGTTTGAGGTGAGGGTGACTTCGAGGTCGGAGTAATCGACAATCTCAGGGCCTCCGGGATCGCCCACAGATGGGTCAGGATCGAGTTCGTCGAACTCGACGCAGAAAGACCCGTCAGCCATCAGAGTTTGGCCCTTGTAGGTCACGGGAACCTCTTCGAAGTGGAAGGTGCAGTAGCTCATCTGGGTGTCCTCAGTAGTGGTGGCGCGAGGCCGGGTCGCAGGGGTCTTCCAACCAGTCGTAGTCGTCCTCCGGGTCTTCCTCGACCTCGGTGACGTCGATCACGCCATAGTCCTCCGTGGAACAGTGGTCCCACTGGGCCGTGTCGATATCCATGCCCTCCGTGACGGCCATATCAAAGGCGGCATCCTTGGTAAGGGCGTAGACCTCGACCTCGGTTTGCAAGAGGACGGTCTTTTGCAGGGTGATGCGGTAGGCGTTCATTGGTCGGGCCCTTTCTCGGCACGGATGATTTGGTCAAGGCGGAGAAGCATGTTGCGAGCCTCGGTGGCGCTCTGCGGCCACCAAGGGGCGTCGTGGTTCTTGGGGTCGTACAGGCCGTAGCGTTCCACGTCGGCCGTCACGGCGTCCAAGGCGTCGATCAGGGTGGTGATCATCCTGTCGAGATCGTCCCACATGTTGGTGGCGTCCTCAGCCATTATCATCCTCCATCTCGGAAAGGTCCGCGGCCACCCCCTCCACGGTCCCCTGCATGTTTCGGCACTGGTCCCCGAGCAAAAGGCACAAGGCGCGTGTGGATATCTCGCGGTCTTGCAGAAGGCCCAGAAGCTCTTCCTGCTCCATGGCCTCCACCTTTTCAGAGAAGGGTTCACAATGATCGGGGTGGTCATGCAGCAAGACGGAGATGTGGAACAGCATCTCGCTTATCTCCCTCAAGTTGTTTGAGGCGATTTGGAGGGAAGAGTCCAAAGAAGGCTGCTTGGTCATGGCGTCCATCCGTTCTCGTTGGCCACCGGGCCGATGTAGTTGCCGCGGGCGTCGAACTTGATCAGGTTCGGATACGACCGCAGGACGATGGTCAAAACGTCGTCGTCCTCGATCTCGTTGAACAGGCGACACGCGCCCAAGAAGTCCTCCTTCTCGAACAGGTCGTCGAGCTGGCAGAGGATCGCATAGGCGGACTGAGACTGAGGGGTCGGGTGCAAAGCTTTGATCGGCATGGTCAACGTCCTTTCTGTGACGAGGGGAGCAACATGGCATGGGGTGCAAATGATGTCAATACGAGAAACGTGGACCATGGACCTTTGCTATAGAGCAGAGGGAAAGTCACAGGGTTGGACACAGGGTTAAATGCCCATTTACCAGTGGTGTCACAGGGTTCACAGGGTTGTTCCAATATTGATCTTTTCCGGCCGCGCGCGCGGTAGGTCGGTAAGTATGTTAGTATATAATATGTTGATATATTGCATACTTTTAAGCCCCAGCAGCGGACCCGTAACCTGTTAGGACACAGGGTTTCAAACAACCCTGTGATCCTTGTGACACCACTGGTACACAAGGGTTTAACCCTGTGATCAACCCTGTGACATTTTGCTTCCCTTATAGTAAAACCATGTGACGGACAGGAGGACTGCCGCATGGCGCGAGCCAAACAAACGCACAAGCCCAAGCTTGATATCTTGGTGAACCCCAAAACGAAGGGCCTCACGGAGAAGCAGGAAAAGTTCTGCCGGATCTATGCCACCGAGGACGTCACCCGAACGGAGGCGGCCAAGCTTGCTGGGTTCGGAGAGAAGACCGCTTCGTGGGCCGCATCCCGTTTCTTGAACGGCCGAGACTACCCACACATCGTTGCCCGCATAGCCGAGATCAAGGAAGAGCTGGCCAAGAAGTACGAGGTGACCTTTGATGGTCACATCAGGCAGCTTGCCCGCATCCGTGACATGGCTCTGGAGAAGGGCAACTACACCGCAGCGCACGCGGCCGAGAAGAGCCGAGGTCAGGCGGCCGGGTTGTACATCAGCCGCAGCGAGATCTTGGTCGGCAAGATCGACCAGATGGACCGAGAAGAAGTATTGGCCGAGATCGCCAAGCTTCAGGCCCAGTTCCCGATCTTGATCGAACAGACCGCCCCGACGCTCGACATGATCGCAAGTAGCCGAGACCCGGATGACCTGCCAGATTTTGTCACCCCTGAAGAGCGGGCGCGTCTCGAAGCGGAGATCGACGAGTGAATACAGAAACTGCGCTTTGGAAACACCTCAAGAAGGAAACGGCCAGAGACGTCCACTGGACCCGCATTGAGGCACGGGTGGGGGCAGGTATCCCGGACGTCAACGGATCCTTTCTATGGCCCGTTTCTGGCCGTTCTAGGGGCATTGAAATCTGGTGCGAGCTGAAGGTGTGCAAGACCAAGGCCTACAAAACGGCCGGGCTATGGCGGCCAGCTCAAATTGCTTGGCAAACCGCGCGTTCGTTCCACTCCCGAAACGTCTGGAACTTGGTCAGCCACCCTCAGGCAGAGGTCGTTAAAATATACAGTGGTTCACGGATCGCGGACCTTTGGGACGATTCCGAGGGCAAAGTCGAGCCGGACATGGTCCTTCGTTACAGAAATCCTTACGATTCGTGGTCATTATTCCTTGAAATGGCGGCCGCGCGGTCCTTTGATGCAATAGAAACATCAATCGCGGACCGCGGTCCTTAGATCTCGCGGTCCTTTGATGCAATAAATCGCGGCTGGCGCGCACGAAAAACCCCCGATCTTTCGACCGGGGGTTGTGGCGCGGGCCTTAGGTGCAACTTTAGGTTGCCCCTTTCACCTCACCCAGCCGCGTAGATAGGCGTCTTTCATCTGGTGCACGGCCGTCGGGTTGACCTGGTGGCCTAGTTTCAGCGGGCCTTGGAATATGAGCCCCAGCAATCGGCCGCGCTCGTATGCCCAGCGCGTGTTGGTCTGGCCTTGCCCTAGATAGGCGTCGTAATCCATCGGGATCTTGGCGCGCACTTCCTTGAACCCGCGGACGAAGGCTGCGGAGCGCATAACGCCCCGCATGCCCGTGTTGCCTGTCGCAACTTGTTTGATCATGATCACGCCCCCACGAAACGCTTGGCCGTCGGGCCGTGTGAATTGATCACGATCCCGGCGCGGGCCTTGGCAGACGTCCCGCCGCACGCGCGACAATCCTCGCACGTCGTTTTCTGGCCAGCTTCCTTTGAAGCCGGGCAGGTGACTTCGCCGGTCAGCTTTGCGGCCGCGGCCGTCTTGACTCGGAACGTGCGCCAGCCGAGCGCGCGGGCCGCGTCGGCTTCCGCCGGGCTGTCGACGCTTGCCATGCAGAGCAGACGGAACGCGGCGAAGCGGGCCTGTTTCCACTGGTGCGAATAGCCGTTCACTGCGGCCGTTTTGAGAGTCGCCGCGCGCCAGATCTGAAAAGGAGCGGCCGTCGGATCCCCGTATGTGCCCGCGCGGAATGCGAGCCCGGCGAATAGGTCGGGGATTAGTTTCGTATCGTAGTCGACGCCGGGCCTTGCATACCGGCCGCGTTGGAACGCGCCAAAAACAGAAACGACGGACCGGCCCACTTGCACGTAACAGGATCCGTCGTTTGCTGGCCGGTGAATGCAATCCCCGCAGACGGCCGCGTCTTGGCCGCTGCGGAGCGCGCTCATAGGATCGACGTCGGACCGAATGACAAAGGTTTGAACCATTGCGCCGGTTTTGGCATTGCTGCTGGCCGTCGTGATTCGGTTTGCGATCACGACGATGGGCGAGCCGTCTAGAATCGACGGGCCTTCGTACAGGATAACGCCAGAGAACTTTCCCCGGCGGAGATTGTTGCGCATGTCGCGCGCGGTCTTGATCATAGGTCCTGCCCTTTCTTGGCAATTGAACGGATCGAAACTAGCACGAATCGCATAGCACGTCAATATGAAAGTATGAGCCCGGCGCGATCTTTTGCGCGGTCCTTTGATGCAATTTAAACGCGGGCCTGCGGCCGCGCGGTCCTTTGATGCAATATAATCCCGGCCGACCGGCGCGGGCCTGCGGCCGCGCGGTCCTTTGATGCAATAGAACACGACGGGCAAAGGAAAAGCCCCCGGACCGAGATCCGGGGGCTGCGTCGTAACGGGCCGCGTCGCTCTGGCGCGATCATGTTATGAGGCCTTGCACAAGGCCTTAAGTTCGGCTTTCACCCGGCGCGCGGTCTCTCCTCTCCACGTCGTCGCATTAGACAGGAAATAGAGCACGATGCTTTTTCCGCTGTCGTGAATGTAGTTATCGTCCACGCTGTCGAGCGTGGACATGGCTTGCAGGTAGGGCACCGCGCCAAAGTAAGGTTTTTTCCAATCCTGCGAGATCTCGCGGGCGATAGTGTAGAGGGGGCGGTTCATGCTGACTCTCCTTTGCTGCGATCAATAACAGGCAGGGCCGATTCCATTGCGAGGATCCACGCGCGAACATCGGCCATGGCTGCGTCATATTGGCCGCGCTTGTAGCGTTTCCCTGTGATGGCCGATGCAAGTTCAAAGGAACGTGTCGGGGTTGCGGTGCGAGTAAGGCGCATCCCGGCCTTGCACGCGCGCAATGCATGGTACACGGTCCGGGCATGCATCAGCCGGGTTGCGTCGCGACCGATAAAGGCCGAGACCCCGTCCCCGTGCTTTACGATATAGCTGTCTAAGTTTTCCATCTGCGCTCTCCTTTTTTGTGAGCATAGTCAATATATAAATGAACCCCGGCCTTGTCAATAGGCCGGGGTCCATGTTTCTTAGGCTGCTGCGCGCTTTCTTGCCACCACGCGAACCGTCATGATTTCCGTGGTCCGGGTGCACACTCTGACCTGATCGGGCGTCAAGATTGCGCGGACCGCGTCGCTGTCGAGCGTCGCGCGCTCGGTCCAACTTACGGTCGCCCTGAATAAGTCTCCGTCAATCTCGGCAAAGCCCGACTCGGTCAGGGCTTTCTTCAGGGCTTTTTCCTGATCGGTCAGGGCTGCAATCTGTGCCTTGAGCGCGCCTAACTGATCTACGATTGCTGCATAGTCCATTGGTCTAGTCCTTTCGAGAGTGTGCGCCCGGCCTTTCGACCGGGCGCGTTTGATTACAGGGTGGCGGTGCCGGTCATATTGATCTCGATTTCCCGGCCCGATAGAGCCGAGTCGATCCGTTCATCAATTAAGTCCTCAAGTTCAATTCCGTCGCGGTCTGACAGTTCTTGAATGCGAGAGTCGAGAGATTCGACCAAGGCCTTGGTCGCTGCAAGTTCCTCTTCTAGTTTTGAGATAGCATCGACCAGACCGGAGAAACCGATCACGGCCTTGCTAAATGCTTCGCCAACAATTGACATTTGCTTAGTCCTTTTCTCTAGACGGTCTCACCGTGAAACCGTGCTTACACGGTAACATGAATTGCCAACATAGGCAATAGGAAAAGATATCACGAAAGCGTGATGCTGCACCGCAACATGACTGCCACGGGTCCCTTGGGGTCGAACCGATCCGTGGCGCGCGGACCGCGAAACCCGGTCCCCCCTGCGAGGGGCGCGGTCTACGCGGGCGGCCGTAAAACCCGATTTTCCCCGGAATGTGAGCAACATAAAAATACCCGGACCCCCTAATTTGACAATTAGTGCTTAGGATCCCCCACCCCCCATGCTATAAAAACACCATCTAGGATCCACGGACCACGGACCATGTTACAAACTCTCTGCTACACTCCCCTCCCGCCCTCGGTCCGTGGCGGCCTATAAGTCGCTCGATCCCCTCAGCGGGTAATGCTCACCTCCCTTGCGTTGCTAACGGACCACGGACCATGAACCTCACCCCGAAGATGGATGAAGAAAGCCTGAAAAAGCTTGCAAAGCTCTATCAGCGCCTCACCCAACTGGAGCAGTCGAAAGCGGCCCGCGAGCATTTCCTTCCCTTTGTTAACGCCGTATGGCCGGGATTTATTGCAGGGAGGCATCATCGGATCGTGGCGGAGAAGCTGGAAGCCGTGGCCAATGGGACATTGAAGCGACTGATCATCAACATGCCGCCGAGGCATACGAAGTCAGAGTTTGCTTCTTACCTGTTCCCGGCGTGGTTCATTGGCCGTCGACCAGACTTGAAGATCATGCAGGCGACGCATACGGCTGATCTGTCGATCAGGTTTGGTCGCAAGGTGAGAAACCTGATGGACGGGGAGGACTATAAGAAGGTCTTCCCTGATGTTAAGCTCAGGGCAGATTCGAAGGCGGCTTATCGGTGGGAGACTGATGATGGTGGCGAATATTATGCAGCGGGTGTCGGCGGCTCTATCGCGGGTCGCGGCGCGGATCTCTTCATTGTGGACGACCCACATTCGGAACAGGATGCGCTGAGTCCCACTGCTTTGGAGAATGCGTGGGAGTGGTACATGGCCGGTCCCCGCCAGCGTCTGCAACCGGGCGGAGCTATTGTTGTGGTCATGACCCGGTGGGGCGAGGCCGATTTGACGGCGCGTTTGATCAAGCAGCAGGCGAGGGATCCGAAGGCGGACAAGTGGGAGGTTGTGGAGTTTCCGGCCATTCTTGATAGCGGGGAGCCGCTGTGGCCAGAATACTGGAAGCTCGACGAATTGGAGAAGATCAAGGCGTCGATTAGCAATTCGAAGTGGCAGGCGCAGTATATGCAGCGGCCGACGTCGGATGCGGCGTCGATTATTAAGAGGGACTGGTGGCAGGTCTGGGACAAGGACGACGTACCACGGTTACAGTATGTGATACAAAGCTACGATACGGCGTTTCTGAAATCACGGACCGCGGACTATTCTGCGATTCAGACGTGGGGTGTTTTCTTCCCAACGGAGGATTCGCCACCGAATTGCATCTTGCTGGACGCGAAGAAGGGGCGGTGGGAGTTTCCGGATCTGAAGCGGATCGCCTTGGAGGAATATAAATACTGGGAGCCGGAGACGGTTCTGGTGGAAGCGAAGGCTTCTGGTCTGCCGCTGACGCAGGAATTGCGGCACATGGGTATTCCTGTGGTAAACTTTACGCCATCCCGTGGGAATGATAAGCATTCTAGGGTCAATTCAGTGTCCCCTCTGTTCGAGTCGGGACTGGTATGGCGGCCGGATACGTCGTGGGCGGAGGAAGTCGTGGAGGAATTGGCGGCTTTCCCCTTCGGTGAACATGACGATATGGTCGATTGTGCCACTCAAGCCTTGATGCGGTTCCGTCAAGGTGGCTTCATTGGGCATCCGGACGACTATCAGATGGAAACACTGAGGCGTCCATCAACTAGGGTCTACTACTAATGGCCATCTCACCTCGTTCCAATATCGACAAAGGCCTCTTGGAAGCGCCGGAAATGCCCGAATTGGAGGGTGAAGAGATCGAAATGGAGGAGGACGGTGGTCCACGGACCCCGTATTCCGTTGAGGAAGACGAGGAAGGTGGCGCAATCATCACTTATGGTGGTGAAGATGCCCGCGATATCGCGTCATTGGGTTTTGGCGACAACTTGGCTGAGGTTTTGGACGAGGGCTACCTGTCCTCGATCTCGAAAGAGCTGGGTCAGGCGGTCGAAGATGACGACGAGGGCCGTGAAGAGTGGAAAAAGGTCTATGAAGAGGGCCTCACTCTGCTTGGAATCAACTATGAGGACCGAACAGAACCCTTCGAAGGGTCAACTGGCGTCACTCATCCGGTCTTGAACGAGGCTGTGACGCAGTTTCAGGCGCAAGCCTACAAGGAAATGTTGCCACCGAACGGTCCAGTGCGCTCGCAGATCGTCGGGCAGGTGACTCCGGAGAAGGAACAGCAGGCCGAGCGGGTCAAATCCTTCCTGAACTACTACATTACGAACGAAATGGAGGAGTACGACCCCGAATATGACCAGATGCTGTACTATCTGGGCTATGGCGGGTCTACTTTTAAGAAGGTCTACTACGACGGCGACCTCCAACGCGCTGTTTCGCCTGTTATCTACCCCAACGACTTGATCGTTCCCTATCATGCGCGGGATATCCGCACAGCAGAGCGTGTGACACACGTCTTGCGGGTGTCGCCGAACGATTTGCGCAAGCAACAGGTGTCTGGTTTCTACCGGGATTTGCCGTTGCAGGAGCCGACAGAGGCAGAGCGCGATCAGGTTGAGGAAAAGGTCGACAAAATCACGGGCATTGAGCCGTCGTCCAAGCCCGACGTCTACAAGCTCTACGAAATCCATACGAATCTTGATCTTGAAGGGTTTGAGGATCTGGACTCGAACGGTGAGCCGACCGGTATCAAGCTTCCCTACATCGTCACGATGAATGCGGACACCGGCGACATCCTTGCTATCCGTCGCAACTACGATCCGAAGGATCGGAAGAAGCGCGCGCAGCAATACTTCGTGCATTACAAGTTCTTGCCGGGTCTTGGCTTCTACGGCTTCGGCCTTGTGCACTTGCTCGGCAACCTGTCGCGCAGCTCGACGTCCATTCTGCGTCAGTTGATTGATGCTGGTACGCTGTCGAACCTGCCTGCTGGCTTCAAGGCCAAGGGCTTGCGCATTCAGGACGAAGGCTCGTTGTTGCAGCCGGGCGAATGGCGCGATGTCGATGCGCCGGGCGGCTCACTGCGTGAAAGCTTGCTGCCGCTTCCCTATAAGGAGCCAAGCGCAACGCTGATGCAGCTCCTTGGGTTCTGTATCTCTGCGGCTGAGAAGTTCGTGGGAACCAAGGACCTTGGTATGACCGACTCCAATCAGGAGATGCCGGTCGGAACCACGATAGCTTTGTTGGAACGCGGCTCGCGCGTGTTGAGAGCCGTTCACAAGCGCCTGCATTACGCGCAAAAGCAGGAACTGAAACTGCTGACGCGCATCATCAAGGACACGGTCGGCGCATATCCGTATGACGTCGCTGGTGGTCGTGAGATTGCGGCGAAGGATTTCGATGATCGCATCGACATTCTGCCAGTCACCGATCCCAACATCTTCTCGATGACGCAACGCATCTCGCTTGCACAAGAGCAGCTCCGTCTTGCTCAGGCTGCACCGCAGATGCACAACCAGTACGAAGCCTATCGTCGTATGTATTCTGCACTCGGTGTGCAGGACATCGACCTAATCCTGCCACCCCCGGCGCAGCCGCAGCCTGAAGGCCCGGCGATGGAGAACGCGCGTTCGATGGTCATTCCTAACGGTGCTCCACCATTGAAAGCTTTTCCTGAGCAGGATCATCAGGCCCATATCGCATCTCACATTGCGTTTATCAAAACGCCACTCATCCAGACATCGCCGCAGGTCTACGGCGTATTGCTGGGGCATGTGTTCGAACACATTGCGTTGATGGCGTTGCAGCAGGTAACACAGCAGGCGCAGCAACTGCAACAGCAGGCCCCTCCAATGGTGAACCCGATGACGGGCCAGATGATGCCGCCGCCTCCGCCTCCGCCGGAACTGATGCAGCGTGCAGCCGCTGCACTTGAAGCGCAGATGATTGCAGACGTGATGCAGCAACTGTCTCCGCAGCAGGCGGAAGATCCGTTGATCAAGTTGCAACAGCGCGACCTCGATATCCGCGAGCAGGCTGTGAAGCTGAAGGCGGAAGAAGCTGCGCTGCGCATCGACTTGGATGAACGCAAGCTTCAGGCGAAGCAGGCGGAAGAACAAAATCGTCGCGTGTCGAATGAAGACGTGCAGCAACTCCGCGCCAACGTATCTCTTGCTCGTGCCCGTGAGGCTAAGAGGCCAGCACAATGAGCCCACAAGAACTCTTTGCTACGCTTGAGGCGCGGTATCGTTTGCCGGAAGGCTATCTGAACCGCGTCTATATGCTGGAGAGCGGTGGCGGGAAGAACAACTACAACAAACTGAGTGGCGCTGCGGGGCCATTTCAGTTTATGCCCGGCACGTCAAAGGGCATGGGCCTGCAAGACCCTTACGATTTGGCGCAGTCCGCTGAAGCTGCTGCACGCCTTGCTGCGCAGAACCGCGACTTTTTGAAAAGCAAGGGCGTGGAAGAGGTAGACGGCAAGACGCTGTATCTTGCTCACGCGCAGGGTCCGGCTGGTGCATATGCGCTGCTGTCGAATCCAGACGCAAAGGCCGTGGATGCACTGGCACCTCTGTACAAGGACCGCAGCGTTGCCGAAAAGGCCGTCACGCAAAACCTTGGAAAGGTTGAACA